GGGTTTCCACGGACTGCTCCTTCTTGTCTTCGGGCTTCTCGATGGTCTTCGCCGGAGCCGATCGCTCCAGAACGGCACGGAGTTCCTTCTCCTTCTCGGCCATCTTCTCGTGGAACGCGATACGCTCCTTGAGTTTGTCGGCCTTCTCGGAGAGCGACCGGAGCGACGCCTCCTGCTCCTCGCTCATCGGCTCGCCACCCTCTTCGCCATCCTCGGCGGCGGTGTCTTCCATGGCCCCCATCTCAGCGAGAACCTTGGCGAGTTCGTCGAGCAGCATCTTGACTTGCGAGGCGGCCACTTTGATTGCTCCTGATTTCGGAAGGGCGAGTTCTTCTCGCCGCGATGCTTGGATACTAAATCGAAACGATCTGTTACGTCTAGCGTTCAAGTGTTCTGTGCAGGACAGATGACACGCCGACGAATGTTCTCAGCCTTCACGACGCTCCTGCATGACGCGCCACATTTGGGGCATTTGATGTACCGAATCTGGTACTCGCCCGCTGCCCTGCTCGACACTGTGGCGAACTGAGCAGACTTGCAGTTCTGGCAAACGTCGCCTGATTTCATCGGCCTCGCTCACGAAGGAACTTCTCGATCTCGGCCTTCTTTTGCCGGGTGGAACTGACCTTGAACGATCGAGCCTTCATGAACTCGTCGTACGACCTGCGGGCAACCGCGACGCTCGCGTCTGGGTACGCCGGAAACGTGACGGGGCCGACGTCGATCAAAGCAGCGACGGACTTCACGGTGCGAATCGACCTGCCTTCCTCGACAGACCACGACTCGCCGCCGGGGGCGATGATGAACGAAAACGATGAGCCACGGATGTCGCCGCGTTCGATGCTCTCGACCAAATCGCGGCGAGTCTCTGGCATCTTGATCTCGTACCGCAGACCCTGCTCGTCCACCTTCATGCGGAGCGTGCTTGGATAGCGTCCGAGCAGGTGATTCGGGTCGTGGTTGAATAGAGCCCGAGTCTCGATCGGCGACTTTCGGCCGCGACGCTCAGTCACGATGCCGAACGCACCAGGATCAATCCGCTCGTAGAAGTCATCCATCTTGAGCGAAGTCGCACCGAAGCGGGCTGCGTAGCCGACAAGCCAAGTCTCTTTGGGGCCGTCTTCGCCATGCTCGCAGCAGCGGCGCTCGATGCGAAGGAGCGGAAACGATTCATCGTCAGTTACGCACAACGAACGAGTTTCAACTTGCATTTCGTGGCTCCGTTCGTCAGCAGCGTTCATTTGCTTCACAAGTTTTCGTGACCATGCGTATCCGGCATCGCCGCCCCAGAGAGCGTGAGCGATGCGACCATTGGACGGGAACCCCTTTTCTCCGGGGCTCCATCCTTGTCCAGTTTTATCAGACTGATGCCGATCAAAGAAAGCCTTCATGCGGCGGGCAGTCTCGGGGCTGATCGTGGTCCCGTTGCTCAGGTCGCGGGCTCGTGCGATGCCGACGCCCGTGCCGCCACGGCCGAACTCGCTGCGCCAGTCGAGCCCCTTCTGTGCCTCGGCCCGTACCCCAGATGGAGGCTTGAAGTCGATGTGGTCGTACTTCGCCGCCCGAGACTCTGGCTCCGACGCGTACAGCGCAGCCATCTGCTTCTTCGCAGCGTCCTCGGTGTCGTGGCATCCGGCGACACTGCCGTCGCTGTCCTTGATCACCGCGTAGCCAGAGCAGGACTCATAGCCCTCTTCGATGTGCCACGGCATTACTTCCGTTCCTCTTTCGGCGGAAGTGCATCCAGAACGACGGCCTCGTCATCGACGCCTTCGACAAGGTTTACTTCGCCCTCCGGCGGCTTTCCCCATGCGGCCTCCATGACCCTCGCGTGTTCTTCTGGCGTGTAATCGCTCTCTGCAAACATGACCATCGTGAAGTCTCCTTTACTTCTTGACCTTGACCTTGCCGCTCTTCAGCACCTTGACCCCCGGCAGCCTCGGCCCGCCGTAGCGGTCGTAAAGAGTATACACCTCGTCACTGTACCTGCGGCCTGCGACGTGACCTGAGTATGTCTCTGCGACGAACTCGACTTCGCAGGTCTGTGCGTACCTGCTGACCTGACCGGCAGTCTGATGATCCCTGAACGACAGCGTGGAGCCTCCACTTCGCGGGGCTCGCGGAAACCTATCGAACTCGTCGCGACCGACAGCGGCCTGATGCAGCCTGTGGCCGTTCTCGTGAACAATGACAGTTCCGGTGCCTGAGTTTCCGGTGCCTGCGAGAAACCCGCTGTTGATCGACCCCTGCGGTTCTCCAGATGGCATCCGTGCGTTGACGAAGATCGCGTCCGGCCTGTTCGGGTGGAAGTAGCCCATAGACCTGCCCATCGACGATCCGTCTGACATTTTCTGGGTCATGATCACAACTGACGGAGGCTGCTGCCCCTCTTTCACCAGACGGTTCACGCCGACGGCGACCTCGTGCATCGAGTCAATGCTCGGCCCCTGCTTCCTGACCGAGAACGACTCTTCGATCTTGACGCCATGAGAAGCACAAAAGTCCTTGACTTCCTGTTTGAACCTGAGCCGCTCTTTCCTTGAATCAAGTTCGGGCCTCTTTGGAACCTCCTTGATGACCTTCGTCTTTCCGGCCTTCGGATCCTTCTTTTCGGATGGCTCCTTGATCTTGCCAGTGTCACCGAGGTTGGCCTCGCGGATCTGGGCAAGATTGCGAATGCGAATCGTTGTCTCTTTGCCTTCCGCGTCTTTCAGCGTGATCTCAGAGACTGCGGCTTCGTGCTTGACGCCTGTGACTACCCCGTTGTGGACGGTCTGCTGGCCGTGCTTCTGGACCGAGATTGTCTGCCCGACCGCGACGTCCTTCCGCTTCAGCGTGTCTCCGACTGCCGCGACTGCGCCTCCGCCGCCGCCGCCCTCCTTGCCGCACGAGTTGTCAATGCCGCCTCCGGGTCCGGTCGGGCAGAAGCCGCGAGACTCTTTTGGGCTGCCAGCGACGAAACCCTGCCAATCGGAAAGTTCAGCGGCGTCTTCTTCGATAATCATCGCCTTACGACCCTCGCCTTGCGGGTATTTGCCCGATTCATCAGCACTACCTCGCCTGCGTCGTCGCTGTAACTAGAGATCCTTCTTGGCATCGCACTCCGAACCATCCATGCGTCTTCTACTGGTACTCTTACTTCAACGACAACTCCGTTCTTGCCTGCGAAGCCCTCTGCTGAACCCCTGACAGTTGCGAACGACGCAATAGATCGCACTCCAAGTTCGACCTCTTCTTCGCCAGATTCCTTGATCTTTTTAGCCTGCGAGCCCTTGATTCCACGGTAGAGAGTTACCTCGTCCCCATGCTCTGCACGAAGGGACTCAACTGCGAACTTTCTCCTTGCTTCAAATGCAGCGACGTCCTGCTCGCTGAGTTCTTTCATTGAAGAAATCGCCTGTTTGGTAGCCCTTGATGTCCCTGCGTTCGCACCGAGCGCCTGAGCGGCAGCCCACTCGTCCGCTGCTGATTCCCATCCTCCGGCCCCTTGCCAATCGTTTCCGGATTGCATGGCTCGGTACATGGATTCGGTGCTGCTCGCCTTCTCGACTTCCTCGATCATCTGCATAGGCTTGCCAGAAGATTCGTCCCGAAACTGCCGGTACGCGACATACGAAACGATTTCCCTCCTGTCTCCAGCCTTTTCTGCGGCCAATGCTTTTTCTGCGGACGACTTCCTGTATCCGCTCGTTGGCTCTGATTTTCCGCCGCCCCCATCCTTTCCGCATGAGTTGTCCACGCCGCCGCCTGCCCCTGTCGGGCAGAAGCCGCGAATCTCCTTGATCGTCTGTGGGCTATCGTCGATCCAGATATCGACGCTGATGCCAGCCTGTTTCGCCGCCGTTTCCTTCTGCGTGTCAGGCCCAGCCAGAATCACGGCGTCGAACGCATCGGCGTAGGAGCCGAGCGTCTGCTCAATGAAATCGCGGTCTTCGGGCGTATCGGCCCGCCGCGTGATCATCACGACCGTGTTGCCGTCGGCCTTCGCCTTCGTCGCAAAGTCGCCCATGAGTTCCGGGTCGGCGGCGAACGTGCGGTCAAAGTCGATGCTGATCGTCAGGCTTCGGCCTTCGGAGTCACGAAGCGAACCTTGCCAAAGAGACCTCCCTGCCGGGGCAGGAGCAGGCTGTTCCGTAACCTCTGCCGGTTTTTCTTCCGGCATCGGTTCCGTAACAGTCGGCTCAGGCTCCGGCTTTTTGATCGCGCCTTCGATGATCGAGGCGGCGACCGACTCTGGCATCTGCGGGAATACCGAAGCGAATGCTGCCTTCGCAGCCTCTGGAGTGATTGCACCGGAGCCGATCTGCTCGACGAGTGCCACGAGATCGCCGACTGCGGCGGTCGGCTTCTCCTCTTTCGGTGGCTCCACGGCCTCCGGCTCTTCAGTCGTGGTCGCCGCAGCGTTCGCCTGATCGAGCGTCTGCATATTCAACTGAACGAACCGCAGGTCGCCGCCGTCCACCGGATTCAGGTTCTCCCACGACCTGATCTCGTTGATCGAAGCGACGCCGAGGTTATACATCGACGTGTAGTACGACGCCCTAGCCGCCGCGTCACCGCGAAGCAGTCCACGAGTGTCGAACTCGGCGAAGTACCTCTCGTCCTCGACGATCAGGTCGCGTGCGAATGCGTTCTCAAAGCGTCGGCACCACGGCAGGAGCGTGTGCTGAACGAAGTCGATGCTCTGCTGTTCGATATTCGAGAACGACGAACGGGTCAAGTCGCCGACCAGATGGGGCGGCACGCGGTAGAGTCGGCAGATCTCTTCGATCTGGAACCGCCGCGTCTCAAGGAACTGCGACTCCTGATTGCTCGCGCCGCCGAGTTCGTGCGGCTTTAGGCCGCCGAACAGGACTGCGGTCCTGCTTGAGTTCCCGGCACCGCGATGCATCCGCTCCCAGTTGTCGCGAAGCATGACGGCCGCTTCGGGCTTCATATCGTTGTCGGTGGTCAGGACGAATCCGGGCCTTGCCCCGTTACCAAAGAACCTCGCGCCGTGAATCTCGCACGCCCTCGCGAGCCCGATGGCGTCCTTTGCGAGTTCAACTGGAACCATGCCGTTCACGCCGTCATCGCTGAGCCAGCGAATGTGCATGATCTGGTCTTGGGTGTAGATCTCCTCCCTGCCCTTTTCATCGCGGTACTTGTACCGAATCCGGCCGTTCTCGATCCGCTCCGGCGTCATCCGGCTTGGATGCATCGGCAGGAGTTCGGTCGCGAAACCGGCAGAGCCGGGAGAAATGAGGTTGTACGAGTTGCCCCACAAGGCGAGCCACAGAACCTGCTGCTCTCGCCACTCGAACGCTGTCTGCCAAGAGTTCGGTGCTACATGAAGCCTGCGATAGAGCGGGTGCTGCTTCGCCGGGGCTTTGCCGCCTCCGGGCAGGTATTCGTACAGATGCAGAGGCAGTGACGCCAGCGACTCGGCAAGAACCCTCGCGCACGCCAGAACGACGGTACTCTGAATCGCCGTATCGCTGTCGATGCGAATCCCAGAGGGGTTCCTTGAAGAAGATGGGGACGTGTCGTCCCACGAAACGTGACGGTCTTCTGCGTCGCCCGGAAGCCAGAGAATCCTGTTCTGTGCAATCATAAGATCAGCATCCCCGGTTCTGGCTCTTCAGGCTTCGGCTTCAGGCTGGAGGAATATGAGCCTATCGCCATGATTAGGCTGACGATTCCGTCGATTCGGTGCGGGCTTCCAGGTTTTGGCTTTACGGGACGAATGTTTTCGTTTGCGTCTATCTTCACCGACACGTTTCCTGCCATCCAAGACAGCACGAGATTCCCTGCGTGCCTGATCTTCCCAGACATCACAAGAGTTTCGAGCATCTTCGAGGGCGGGCTCATTGAGCCTACCCCTTGCGAGAATCCTACCACCTCGAAGCCATCTGCTTGAAGTTGGATGCTCAACTGAGTCGCATTCCAGCGGTCGATCGCAATCTGCTTGACGTTGTAGATCTTGCCGAAATCATTGATGTGCCGCCTCACAACGTCGTAGTCTGTTACGTTGCCGTCGGTCATATAGAGGCCAGTTTCTGGGGAGTTTGCCCAGAGTGTGTACGGAACTCCGTCGCGACGTTCACGCTCAAGAGCGTTATCCCCAGGAATCCAGAATCGGCACAGGACATCGAACGTCCCATCGGGGGCCGGGAACACTGCCACCATCGCCGAGGTGTCATAGGTCGTAGCCAAGTCGAGCCCGACCCAGCACTCACGCCCCTCAAGGGAGTCCGGCGGCCCGGAGTTGCAAAGCCCCCACTGATCCATCTTTAGCCATCGAGTGTCCTGCTGCGTCCATTGGTTGAGGCGATACCTCCTGAATGCGTTTTCCTTCGTGGACGAGAGCAGGCTTTCCTTGAAGTCCTGCTCGAAGTCCTTTGGATCAATCGTGACTCGCCACGACGGGTTCGCCTTCGGCCAGTTCTCCGGATTCGTCCAATCGTCCCCCTCGGGCATCTCGTGGATGCAGGCGAAGAACTGCGGGTCGTGCCTCCAATCGCGGAGGACGGCCTTCGCGTACTGATACTGCTCGTAGCAGATCGACTGCCTGTCGTATCCGGCAGTCGTCGTTGAGATGACGAGACTCTGGTCACGAGCCGCGCCGCCGTAACGTAAAGCGTCCCAGAGCCTGCGGTCGCGCTGCGTATGCAACTCGTCGAAGAGCAGCCCGTGAATGTTCAAGCCTTCCGCACGGAACGAGTCGCCAGACAAGACCTTCCAGAACGAAGCCGATGCCCTGTGCGTCACTGTCTTTCGCGACTCAACGACCTCAAGCACTCGTCCCATCTGCGGTGAGGCACGGACCATGTTCATGGCCTCGCGTGCGACGATGCCAGCCTGATCGCGGTCGGAGGCCGCCGAATAGATTTCTGCAGAGGACTCGCCGTCGGCAAGGAGCAGATACAGCCCGATGCCGGACATCAGGGTTGATTTGCCTGACTTCTTCGCCGTGCTGATGTACGCGACGCGATAACGCCGTAGCCCGTCTGCCGTCTTGCACCACCCGAACAGTTCTTCCAGCAGATCCCTCTGCCACGGAAGCAGCGTGA